ACAATATCAAATTTTTGTTATTATTTTTCCAATTCTTCAACCATTTCGACTTCGCCTTTAAATTCAACTTTGTCTATTGGTTTTCCAAACGAATCGTTTTCCATTATTAACTTTCCGCTTGTTTTTTCTTTTTCAATATTTTTAATTTTTATTAATTTTTTTCTATCTTGGTCTGTTTCTACCTTCTTCTTCATCTTTTTCAAACCTTTTGGTTTACCTTTATCAGCTGCTCTTTTTTCTTCAAAAGTTGTTAGTAATTGTTTTTCATCTTTACCATCTTCTTTAAAATCAGGAACTATACCATCTCCAGTTGTTAGAGTAGATTCACCTTCTTCGGTTGTAACCAATTTAGTTGGTGCTGATATTATTACTTCAATTGGCGATTTACCATCTGAAGTTGTTTTGACGCTATTAGTTACTCCTAAGTAAAAAGAGTTTCTCAATCCTTGTGCTAATCCACTAAAGTTATCTTTATCTGTATCTAAAAATGATGAAGAGTAGTTCAAATATTTAGAAGCACTTAGAGATGAAGAGTAAAAAGGAATAGTTCTTTGATTGATACCATATACTCTTGAACCACTAATAATATCTTGTTGTCCACCTTTTACACCATTTAGTGTATCACCAAAAGACATTGTTACATTAGAGTAGTCTCCTTCACCCAATCTCTGCCAAATACTTCTATCCATAAAAGAATCTCTTACCTCTGAACCACTAGCTTCTTTTAGTAAGTTAGTACCACTTGAAGAAACAACTGAAGAACCAGTTTCGTAACTATAAACATTAATTTTACCTGTGTAAGAATCATAGTTTGTTATTGAAGAACCTTGGTTGTAAGAGCCAGTTATAACTAACACTTCTTTAGAAACATCTATGGAAGAACTATAGAATGTATTTTCTAAAGTTGGTTCTTTTCTTGTTACCTTTGGTCTTTCAAATATATTAGGTTCAATTAACAAACCAATATCTGGTTTAGCTCTAGCAGGTATCATCTTTCTTAATTGTGGATACAAAGACTGGTCATAATATTTTATCAACCTTATATAATCCCAAAAGTTATTTGGTGCTGTATACTTCTTCCAATAGTTATCAGCTACATAGTTCAATCCATTATAAGATAGTTTGTCTTTATCTCTAGGGTCTCCCAAGTAGTCTTCAAAGTTTAGATTACCAACAGAATTTATTATATCATTATTGATAACATCAGTTGGAGCAAACCATATACCAACTTTGTTAGAATCGTTTGGTGCAGAATCATAAGCACTATTTGTAACTCTTCTATCTGGATTTAATGTTTGACCACTTTTTATTGGATTGTTTTCTATTCTAACCTTATTAGTACTTCTTCTCAATCCACCTATACTTGGTATATGAGTTTTCTGTTCGTCAACCACACTTCTAAAAAAGTTTCCTGTAAATCCAGCATGAGAGCCAGAGTATGTCGTTGTGTGATTAGAACTTACGTCTCTAATACCTTCTGAATCAGAAGCTAAATTTTTATTATCGTCAAATGAATATCTTAATACTAAATTCTCATATGAAGAAGAAACACTATTACCATCGTAAGCTTTTGGATTAGCTATATGATTCTTAAACGATGATGTATTTAATGTTTCTGTCCAATGACGATACTCCATAATGGAACCACTAAGCTGAACACCAACATCAGCCACACTACCACTACCACCAATGTAGATATCACCACTACCTGTCCAAGCATTACTAAATGATGCCGATGGTGATTGAGTAACATCCATAGTTGATGTACTATAAAGATGTATCTTACTTCTACCACTATCATACTTTCCGACATTTAGTTGATACGATTGAGATACATTTACATTATCACTACCAGAAGTTCTAGCAACCATAACAGAGTAAAAATCCCCATCATATACAGGTAAAGCAGATGATGTTATTTCTTTGTACTGACCTTGGTCAATACCCACTCTTGAACCAGATAACATAAATGAAACAAAACCATAGTTGTCTGTAGAACCATTGTCTTTTAATCTAATAAAAAAGTTTTGATTATTTGGGTCTTGTTTTTCTATCAATATTTGATTTGAACCAGTAACAGCTCTAAACCTAAACTCTATTGTATCTGGCTTTCTACCTGTAGAACTATCATTAGCCCAATTTGTTTTTACAGATTGTCCACCTCTAAAATCTAAAGCCTTTGTAAATTTTCTTCTTATCTCGAATTGTGGAGTTTCGTTATCAGGAACATCTGGTCCACCATATTCCTTAACCCTCAAAATAGTAGATGGAATACCATAAACATTTATCAACCCTTTTAGAGCTCTAACAGTTCCTTTGTTCTTTAAGAAGAAAGGCATGTTGTTTATAATTCTACCCCATATCTCTCTTGATATATCTCTTTCTGGTGTATCTGAATAATCCGAGAAAGCTGAACCAGTTACTTCTTTACCCAAAGCAAACTTTGGTAATTCTACTAAATCTTTACCATCACTCAATGTCCATCCTAATGATTGTCCTACACTATATAATAAATCTTTTGATAAACCTTCATCTAACTTATCTCTTCTATCGTATGTATCTGATAGTGCATTTACATATTCCCAAATGTGGTCAAAGTGTTGTCCAATCATATCTGTAAAAGTTAAATACTCTTGATTCGAATCATCAAACTTTATATGTTCGGGAAGTAAGTTACTTAGTTTGTTATTACTTTCGTTATCATACAATGAAGCTGATGTTATAGCATTACTAAACCAAGTAGTAGCATCAGAAGATGTTGTGTGTGCTAATACATATGGATTAAATGGTGTTCCATCCCCACTTACTTTTGGCCACGCATTGTCATAAAATTGTCCTAACGAACCACTTACATATGAAGAACTTTCAAAATACATATACTTTTCAAAGTCATCTAAACTATTCTTTGTCTCTTGTATTTTGTAATGGTATTCGTTTAAGTCATCACTAGAACCACTTACGCCTACATATGAAGCACTACTTATTTTGTAACTCTCAATGTTTTCTAGCTTTAACTTAAAGTTTCTAATTCTTTTTTCTATGGAACTAAAATTTACAAAGTTTTCATAACGAGAATAATCTGTATTTATTTCTACACTATCTAAACTTTGACTTAAAAATTCATTTCTTAATTCAGCTGATACAGAAGAATCAGATGTTAAAATTTCAGATTCTGTTTTATATCTTGTATCTCTTTTTTGTATAGGACTTTCAACATTTTTTAAATCAGGAGATTTCAGAACTAATCTTGGTTCTTCTTCAGGTATAAAGTCAACTATACTTATTGTTTCTTCTAACGGGTCAGCCATCTCCTTTACAACAATACATTCATCAAAGTTTTGGTATTGTGTTGGTAATGGTTCATAAAGTTTAAATGTTACAGCATTTGGATACTCTACTACGTTTATTAAATCTTGTTTAAAGTTAGTGGTTAGAAATAAATCATTATCAAACTTTAAGTAAGTTCTCAAATCTTTTGGGTTAAAGTTTAAATAGGATATAGAAAAGTTTTCAAAAGTACCAGGATTATCTATATCGTATATACCATCGTTAGTTAAGTCTTGGTCTTCTACACCTACCTCTAATGCTTTTTGTTTAAAAGATTTATTAACTTCTATTGTTAATCCATCTGAACTAACAGAATTAATTTGAGCTACATATGGTCTCTTAACTTCCGAAGTTTCTGATTGGTCTGTAAATGTAAAATCCATAAATACATTATCTACCCAAACAACACCTTGTGTTAAGTTACCAGTTGATTGTCCATCACCATTCAAATATAAGAACCACTTTTGGTCAAGTTTCCAATCAAAAGGAATTTCTATACTAGCTTCTAACGTTTCCCATACATTACTCTTACCCGGTGATACAACAGCTGTAGTAAACTCTGGTGTAACATAACTATATCGTGGTGGTGTAAGTGAATTATCTAACCATTCACTTCCATTCCACTTCCAAGCTTGTTGTGGACTTAAAGCACCTATTTGAGTTGGATTATCTGGAAATGGTAAATCAGCTAATCCATTATCATATATGGGTGTAACTCCTGGTGTTTCTAACTCACCATCGTCATCGAAGATACCATAATTAGCTGCAGATGGGTTTCTTACACCAATAGTTAATTCATCTCCATTACCATCTATTTCACCACACCTAAAGAAGTTATCATTTATAGCTTGGTCTTGGTCTGTTCCATCTCTTGAGTTATTTTTAGCTCTAATAACTCTATCACCTATTATGTATCTTACTCTTCCGTAACCTTGATTGTCACCTACTATAGCATCAGCTCCTTCTGCGCCAGGAAAAGCTGAGCTAATAGGTTCGGGTTCTCTTGTGCTTCCGTCTGTTAAATCACCACCATTATCACCATCTATCTTTTCATACTGAACATCGCCTGTATGAAAATGATATCTTACTTCTCCGTCTTTTATTTTGTAGTGTGTTTCTAAATCACCCTCATTATCTAAAATAGCTTGATTCATCGGGCCATTTATATCCTTAGTAAGCTTTACTAAAGGTGAACCCTCAAGATGACCAGGTAAAATAATATCATCAATTTTTTGATAAAAGAAATACCTGTTCGAATCTTCTGTTAAGTTACCATTACTATCTCTATCACCATTGTTGTAGAATATTACATACCAATCATCTTTTATCCCTTTATTTTTACCTTCACTTACTCTATCAACACTTTGTAAATGTCCAAACCTAAAAATATCATCGTAAACAGTTCTTTGATTTGCTGTACCTTCATCTAGTATAAGATTTCTTGTACCAGGAAAATAACCGTCAAATGTAAAAAACTCTAATTCTTGAGTATCGCCTCTACCATGTTTTTGTTTCCAAATTAAATCATCTTTGAATAGTAACGTAGTCGCATTAGTTCCAACATTTACAGCTGTTTGCCATCCATTGTTTTCTCCACGATTTCTAAGTCTTGGGTAGAAAGCATCCCCATCATTTGGTAAAGTTGCTGGATGAAAGTTTATTGCTTCTAACTTTCCTGATGTTCCGTTTGGTGGAGTTAGACTATTTGCTATAGTTGGATTAACAACCCAAGAACCAGCAGAGTAAGGTGGATTGTTAGGATCTGCTGTCCATATCCAATCACCACCTTCACTCAAAGTTCCGTTCTGAGATTGGTTAGCTAAATTTGGTTCCCAAAAATATCTATTCCCATTTCTAATTTCTGAAACTCTCCAAGCACCTTCACCACCCCATATAGTTGTAGATGTTCCTACTACAGCATCAAAAGGTGATGGAACATTTAGTCCGTATTGTGCTCTTATTTGAGCTTCAGTCGTTGGTGGTTTAGGTTCTATAGTAGAAGCATTACCTTCTGTGTTAGATACATAACCAGCAGGTGGACTTGTTGGTTGTGGTTCGGTTGGACCAGGATTATTTACATCAAAATATCCATCAGGTGGATTCTGTGGTTTATCTTCATCTACTAATTCATTAGGATAACTTAAAGCAATCTGAACACCTTTGTTAGCAACAGAACTCTTTACATCCATTCTTACATTTACAAAGTCACCTACCTTTACACCTTGACCTTGTAAGTTAGGTATCTCTTGTCTTAAAGATAGTTTACGATAAACACTATCTGGCCATTCTACTAAATCTCTGAATATCTCATTGGTATCTGAAAACTTTATACAATTACCACCAGCTATACCTTCTCTTTGTACCCACTTAGCGTGATAACCTATAGCTGATGTTCCTACAAAATCTCCACTACTAAATTGTAAAAATCCATCACTCCAATTCTTAACTCTTATAGCATCATCGTGCAATGTAGCATCCCACTCATGCTCTCCACTAATTTCTAAAACATTTCCTAAGTTATCTGTTTCTATTTCTTCACCTGATGGGTTAAGTATTACATTTGTGCCTGAACGAACAGCTATATCAATTTCGTCAACTATGTATACATCTGGTATAGTTATAGTTCCACCAACCATTTGATTTGAAAATAAGAAACCATTATCATTAGGTGTTATGTTAAGAATTAAAGATTCGTTTGAGTTTCCTAAAAAGTCTATTTGAGTATTTGTTTCTTTTATAGTGTAGGGTGTTTGTATATTTACGAAATCATCGATGTAAGAGCTATTTATCTGTTTAGCTCTTAATCTAACTTCAGTTCTACTTGGTGATATTTCGTGTATTTGATATTTTAAATCTTCTATCTTTAATTGTTCTGTAGTGGATTGGTTATCTTTATAATCTCTTTCGTTAGCAGCGTATATTACACCATCTTCTGTAATGTAAATGTTATCTGTATTTGTGTAGACATCACCAATCTTAGTATCATTCTTATCTAATGTATGAACTAAAACAGCTGATTCATCACCAGCTAATTTTCTAAGAAAGTTATATCTGATAGTGAATGTACCACTTTCAAAACCTAAGTTACGAATATGTGCGCCGGGATAAAATTCTACATTATCATTTGATGAGTTTATTATAAAATTAGATAAAGGTAAATTATCGTATTGTATTAGATTATTACTAGCATCAAATATTTGAAAGTGAACAAAGTCTCTATCACCTTTACTTCCCCACTTACCATCTTCATAGGGTTTATTACCTACAACTTGAAAGTTGTTAGCATCAAGTAAATTTCTATCTCTTTCTGTTAATCTACTAGCCATTATAATTCTCTGAATCTTCTATCCAAAACTTCATCTATGATTGTATCACTTTCTTTTGTTTTCAAAGTATTTACTTTTAAGTTATACACTATCTTAGAAGACTCATCTTCTAATAGTTCGTTTTTGTACGGGTCTTCAAAAAGTAATATAGTATTTGTACTATCTCTTATAACACCACCTTGATTAGCTGAACCTGAATATCCGGCTCTTAACTCTAAAGTAGCTTTATTTTGTAAGTATTGTTGTTCATCCTCTTCGGTTAGTCTTTTGTAAAAATCTAACTTTTTGAGTTCCTCTTGACTGTAAGGCATTTCTTATCTCACTACTTTAAATACAAAGTCATCATCAAAATGTTGTATTGTTTCTTCGGTTGTATTACTACCACTAACAACTCTAAAACAGAATCTGTAATATCTTTCTGCCTGTAATCCATTCATCCATAAATTAAAATAGTTTCCTGATGAGTCACAACTTATCAGAGAACCAGTTCCAAATGGTATAATAACATCTTCTGTCTGTGTGTCTAATACAGAGTAATATGCGCCATCACCACCAATATTTTCTATACTACCACTTGGAAGATACTTAGCAGTTAAATATTCTGAAGCTGTGTTAGAGTAAGATTTGGTTGGATATTTAGGTCTTCCTACCAATCTAAATTTTACTTTAGAACTTTCTTTATACTCTGGTCTTAAATTTTTCATATATACAGACATATCTTCTAATTCTGTTGAAGATAAGCCACTTAGACTACCTGTATTCCAACTTGTATCATACCACTCTACTTCTAGCTTTGGTGGATATATTGTGTTGGTGTTTCTTGAAAAGAATTTAAAGTTACCTAATCTGTCTTGACTACCTTCATCTAAATTAACATTTGTATTACCAAAACTACCACTTCTCTTTACAATGAATCCATGATTAGGATAAGTACCATCTAACCATTTATTCATAATAGGTGTAACATCCATTCTCATATCTTCGTCTTCATATTTAAAAGATTGAGAAGCGTATACCTCTTCGTGCCATGCACCACCAGAAGATGATACACTATTTTCACCAGCTCCTAACCAAAAAGTTTTTTGAGTCAAACCATCTCTATACTGCCAACTAGCACCTTCTGTTGTTTGAGGATTGTCATTAAAAGTTCCTTGTCCTTCTACCCAACTTTGACTTATAGGGTAAGCCCATAAAGATTGACTTACATCTAAATCGTCTGAACCAGCATCGTATAGATTTAGATAATACTTAGCATCAGTAGATATAGTACCATTTACTATTGAAGATGATATTTCACTAATATCAAATTTTATTAGGATACGAGATACTTTGATGTTACCACCAGATTTACTCATTTTCTTTTGAACTTCTAGTATCTCATCTCTACCTGTGTTACCACTACCACTAGCTTCGTATAAAGTTGTATCTATTTCTGGAAAAACAAAATAATGCATTAGTTACCTCCTGATGAATTACCAACCACTCTACCCTCAATATCCACATTAGGATATTTAAGTTCAAAGCAACTTGGGTCTAGTGATGGATAAACAACTCCATCTTTTGTAGCACTAGCTATATCGTAAGCATTTCCTGAGTAACCACCACTAACTTTAAATTTGTTAGTAATCAATACGGAATGTCCGTTTGGATTATCTTCTTCAGGTGGTACAACAGCAGATACACCATTTACCAAAGATATCTGATAAGCTAAATCTGCTAATACTATTGGTTGTCCGATTTGCCATTTATCAATATTAAAAAAGTCTCTGACTATTTGTATTGCTCTTAATACAACTTCTTCTTTATTGTAACCAACTTTTGTAAGTAAATTAAATTTAACTCCAATATTAATAACAAAAGCATTCTTTATATTTACAGCATCTGTTACCATTCTAAATTGTGTTAGATAAGTTTGTACATTTTCTTTTACTGCTTGATTTACTGTAACTAATTTTTTATTTGCGTCAAATCCTAATAAATACATATTGAGAGCTAATGGATTTGCTATTCGTGCATCCGCGTTAGCACCAGACTTACTATCTAACTGACTATCTTGTACAACATAAGCTTTAGCTACATTACCAAACTTAGGTGGTAGTGCATAAACTCTTGTAATATAATCATCTTTTGTAACGGCTCTTTGTTGAGCTTGAAAGTAAGCTAAAGCATTGTTCTTTACTTCTACAATACTCTCAGCACTTCTTCCACCAGCTGCTGGTGTTGGATTGTTTATAGCTATAGAGTTTTTAGTTGTAGCAGCTAGTCCTGCATTTAGACTTGTCTCATCTAAGTCTATGTTAGCCGATTGTATACTTCTAATACTATTACCTCTAACATTATTACCAACACCACCACCATATCTGTAAGTGATAGTTAATTGTGTGTTGGATGGAGCTTGACCATAAGCTTTAGTTGCTAAAAAGTTAGATGGATCGAAAGCTGTATTCAGATAAGTTGGTGAACCTGGTAAAGTAGAACCAACCTCATCTGGATTTGGAATTATTTCTTCATCAGGACTATCAGATGTACCAGCACCAAATCTTAATTCAGTTCTACCATCTTCTCTTATAAATGTTGTAAATCTTCTTGATGTCTTTAAAAGTTTTAGTAGATATGGAGCTTGGTCTGAATATGTATATAGTTGGTCATCATTCTCTACTTTATTTTCCATATCTGTGAACACTGTATCTTGAGCTAAGAAAGGAACTTCGTACCAATCGTTACCATCACTATCTGTACAAGAAATTACTTCTAAAACATTTTGATTAGCCAATGCTATTCTTTTATATTTTTCAGCTGCATTGAAAGTAAAAAATTCTGTAGCAACCGTTCCACTTGAAGCTCTTACACCTTTTTTTAGTAGGTAAGTAACAGGTACGTTAGCAGAACTTTCATAAACAGTTATTGTCATTGGGTCGTAAGAGCTAGAAAATTTAAAGTTACAATCTTCTGTTGTAACGAAAGTTACACCAGTATCTGACTGAAGCTCCATACCAGACTTTAGATTCATAGCATAACTTAAATCAGGTTTAGTTGTGTAGTCAGCTCCTGTTCCAGTTCCAGTAGCTGGAACGGTTTGGAACACATCCAAATCTATTGAAGCAGCTGAAGATAGTTT